GGCTGTAAATGTGCATCCCATCAGCCATTAAACGAGCGGCGACCTTATTCACACCCCTGAACCTTCGTTCTCGAACCTCGGGATTCGGGTCGCTGTAAGGTGTCGCAAGATAAACTAGACTGCTCATCACAAGCCTACCATGTCTTTTGGGGTTTGTCAAGCGGATTGGTATACGTCGCTCGGGGACGAAACCATTTCCTTTGGTACAGCCATGTACTGGTCTTGGTACATCGCGGCGATAGTCCCGTTCCGTTTGGCGCTGGTGTCCACTTTCACGGCTTCCTTGTACATCGTACAGACATCAAACATGTGGTACCAGTAGCCCGAATGCGTGAATCGCGAACGGATGTTTGGCAACTTGTGCATGATGGGGAGGTCTGGGCAAGGCACGCGGACATGCAAATCATTCTCGATCGCGGCGCTGACAAAGTCGAGGCAATCTTTCCAGTTCGGATTGTAGTTTCCGTTCTGTGGTCTGTTCGTGATCTTCTTCCAACCAGTTTGGAAACCATACTTGTTGATGGTGGCCCAGCAACCGCCGAAGTTGTTCTTGAGTGCTTGACGGAAACTGATTTGTCCTGAGGTTCGTTGGGCTACGTCGGGGTCGTACATGTGTCTCTCTCGTAAGTAAGTAAGCGATGATTGAAAACAATGCACGGGCCACGGTTGCGCCGCAGCCCGTGCATCTCCCTGAGGCCGTTAGCGTGCGCGTCGCCCCTCGGCCTTCTTCACAACCCCTGCTTCCTCGTTCGGGTTCAAGAACTTCTCGATCTCCGCTTTGATCTCCTCAGAAGCGGGCATGTTGTCCGACGTGAACGGCGTCGAACAATCTTGCACGATCGGGACCCACCACTGCTGATTCTGCTTGTTAGGTGGGGTCAATTCCGACTTCAAGGTCAGCGGAAGATAACTGTGCGGCTTCACGCCGGTCAGTTTCCGTGCCTTGATCTGCTCAGCGGTAATTGGCATGTACGAGGCAATCTTGTCGGTCACCCGTCGAGCCGACGCGTTGCCACAGAAGTATTCGTACAGTTTGCCGGTGCTCCGCTCGATCACCAGGAAGGAGGTGCCGTATTGACAACCGGAGTCCTTCGTGCCCGCTCTCGCTTCGATGTCCTTGAAGAGGTCGGACTTGAAATCATATGATGTCACAATCTGACTCAGGTCGCTCATGTCGAGTGCCTTGGGTCGGCGAGCAATCACGAGCAAATCGATCTTGCCACCGAGAGTCTGACAGTTCTTTTTGTCCAGGATGATTGCGTAGTCACCCGGTTTGGCCTGCCCTGAGTTGACGTGTTTCCCAGACGAAACCAACTGCAATCGTTGCAGGTACTTCGCGCCCTTGCCCAACTCAGCGAAGTCATCGTCGTCGCCTGTTTGAACGGGAAGATTGGTGAGCATACCAGCCGGTACTAAGTCTTGTGCCATTGTCGTTACTCCAGTGTTTGAAAGTTGGAAATTCGTTACTTCATTCTATGATAGTCGAAAGATTTCATTTGTCAAATCGATGATTTCTTTCTCTGAGACGCTTAATCAATGCTTGTCGTTCTTCCTCTCTTTCTAGGTATTTCAGTTGGTGTTTCTTCAATGACTCTGGGTCAAGACTCATCACCCACTTCACACCAGCCTGCCAGGCTTCGAGTGGGGTTTCCAAGTCCTGACTCAAAATCGCCATTCGACCGGTTTCCCAAGTCGCTAACTCTTCCTTGACCTCGTGCATGGGTCGCATGTGTGCAGGTTTGACCCCGCTGTGGTACCGTTCAAGATTCAGAGTTCTGATATCTTCTCGATACTTATTGACCACCTCCGAGACCTTGAGTCGAAACTGCCTAGCCCCCATCGCACACGCATCGTCAAGGTAATCCTTTTGATCTGTCGCTTGGATACGGGCCAACATGTGGGCATTCGTCGCAGTAATCTCTCCTCGCTTGACCAATTGCCTCGCCTCAGGAATCAATGCTCCGAGCCTCAAGATGTCCTGAACCCACTTGACGGTCTTCGTGACCATGTTCGCTAAGTCTTCTACTGTAATCGAAGGGTTCTTCTTCATCAACTCCAAAAACGCTCGCAAGTAATCGATCGGGTCTGTTTCCCGGCGAGTCGAGTTCAATTGGATGGCTTTGACGATGGCCTGCTCGTCCGTCAAGTCTTGGATAATGCAGGGAGCCTCACGCTTGCGCGCCTTCTTCAATTGGCTGTAGCGGGTGAGGCCATCGACGAGTTCATAGCGGCCACCAGGGCGGGGTCGAACGAGCAGCGACTGACTGACATTGCCGTCCTCTTTTACCTGTTCAAGCAGTTCGAGTGATGCAGTCGCGCGTTCTTGGAAATCCCGCAAAGCCGTCTTGGGGAGGTCAATCAGAGTCACAGGTATCATTTGAATTTCACTCATCATTTATACTATACTCCCAAATGGTCAAAATAGTGAAGGAAATCTGGTAAAATCGTCAAAATCAAACCGGACGACGAACCGAACCGAACGTTCGTACCTTTACGTATAGTTTTTAGAGTTTTACCTTTTATGAGGCCAGGCGCTAAGTTACAAATATATAGCAGTAATGTCAAAAAGCCCTGTTTTGGGTCGGTCGGGTCGCGGGTTGCAACAAAACCCGATGTTTCTTGCACTTTTGGGCGAACCGACCAATGGCCAAGGCGAACCGATAACGCATTTGACTCTCCCCACCGTTCGTGTACACTGGAGGAATCGAGAGAAACAGCCCCTTTATACTGGAGGAATTGATGAGTCAATCTGTAACGGCTACCCTGAGCCGCTTGTTCGAAGTTCAAACTGCCAATGGGAAGATCAACAATCCCGACATGCTTCGTCGGTACTCGCCGACGATGGAAGTTCAAATCAATGTGGCTGCCGACGAAGGGCGGCGAGCCGAAGGGAGGAACAACACTTGGGAGAATGATCACGAGTCTTGGTGGCACATCCGTGTTCCGAAGAAGGCGATGACGGACAACCCCGAGTGGCATGACTATGAACTTGATTGGTCGCTGGCCGAGCACGCCGAAGGTATCGGCATGACTGGCTGGGATTGGGCAAACAAACGATCCAAGTGGGTTGGGTTTGACTTCGATGCCATCACCGGTCACTCGGAAGGTGTTGGTGTATCAGGAAGCGCACTTCAAGCCGTGCAAGAAGCCGCATGCAATATCCCGTGGGTGGAAGTCCGGTTGTCGACACGCGGGGCCGGCATCCACTTGTACGTGTACTTCTACAAAGACCCCACCGACCCTGGTGACCAAGGTATTCGAACCAACAACCACAACGAACACGCCGCTCTGGCGCGTTGCATCCTTACGTTGATGTCAAAGCAAACTGGATTCGACTTCTCGCAGGCCATCGATGTTTGCGGCGGGAACATGTGGGTTTGGCATCGCGGTGCCACCAAAGAGAACCATGGGCTCTCGCAAATCCAAGCCGCCACCGAGACTCTGATGGAGAAGGACCTCCCGTCCAATTGGCGAGACAACATTGAAGTGGTGACACGGAAGCGAACACGCGTACGCGTTCGTGGGATCGATGCCAAGGACGAAGAGCAATTCAGCATGTTGGCGAATAGCCGTTCGGCTGTGGCCCTTACTGATGCCCACAATGAAGTCATCGACGCCTTGACTGAGACTGGCTTCTCTACGCTGTGGCACCACGATTACCGTTTGGTCCAGACCCACACTCGTGCCTTCCAGAAGATCATGGAGGATTCCCCAGGGAAGTACGATGGATGCTTCAGTACCATCAGTGATGGGACGGACCCAGGGAAGCCTAACTGCTTTGCGTTTCCGCTCCCGGGTAAGGGCTTCCGCGTCTTTCGTTTTGGTCGTGGCGGGACTGAGTCGGACACTTGGGAACGTGGCGACAATGGGTGGTTGTCTGCGTACTTTGATCGCTTGCCCACATTTGAAACGGCGTCACGTGCAGCGGGTGGGGCCGAGATGGACAATGGTGGATTCCATTTTGATAGCCTTACCAGTGCAGTCGCGGCGGTCGATATGCTTGGTGCGGACCTCCTCGTTGACAAGGAACGCTTCGGGAATCGCGAGGCTGAGTTCAAGAACGCCAAGCAAGACGGTCGCCTTGTTGTTCGAATGAAAGCCTCCGAAGGCGAGACCAAACCGGGCAGTGGTTGGGTTCGAAAGCGTGGCTGGTGGGAGCATGTTGTCCGTAGTCCCGAGGAGGACGCTTCACTTCTTGAAGGGTTCGATCGATGGGACAGCGTGGTTCGTTGTACGAAGTCCATCGAGAACGAGAATGCTGGTTGGTACATCCTCGACAGTAGCGGGGATTGGGTCAGTCAACCGAAGACTGAAACTCAAACCAAAGGACGCCGAAGCGGTACTTGGCAGTTCAGTGAACTCCTCGTGGAAACTGGTGAACATGCCATTCCAACCGGAGTACCCAGGTGAGCGGCAATGGAACCTTCGAGCCGCCCAATGGAAACACGCTCCGGCGATCATCGAGGAGGGCGACCCACAACACCCAACTTGGGATCGCATCCTGGATCACCTCGGAGAGGATTTGAACATTCCACTTCGTGATGACCCATGGGCCATGAAGCACAACATCACGAGCGGGCGTCAGTATCTTCAGTTATGGATTGCATGCTTGCTCCGATTCCCATTCGACAAACTCCCATTCCTGTTTCTGTACGGAGACGAGAACTGCGGGAAGTCAACTCTGTGGCACGCCATCGATCGCCTTGTAACATCAGGGGTCATGGATGCAAAGTTCGCGTTTCGCGACTCGGACTTCAATGGGGAATTGGAGAACTGCATCCTGGCTGTGATTGAGGAAATCAACCCGCATGGTAAGGACGGCCAGTTGGCTCGTGCTCGAATGAAAGACTGGACTGTGAGTGACTGGTTGGGTATCCGCCGTATGCGTCGTGACGCCTACCGTGTGCGGAACACGCTTCACTTCATCCAACTTTCGAACGAACTTGATCACTGTTTGATGGGGCTTGGGGACACGCGTGGCATGATCATACATGTCCGGTCGTTGTCCGCCTCAGGATCGCCCGAGATACCCCATGCCGCTTTGATGCAACTTCTGGACGATGAGGCGCCGCACTTTATGCGGACCTTGTGTGATATGGAAATACCTGCACCCGAGAGTCGCCTTCGCATCGAGTGTATCCACACCGATTCCAAGCGGCGGTACATCGATTCACAATGCGATGAATTGGATCGCTTCCTTTACGAGCGGTGCCAGTACAAACCTCAAGGTCTTGTGGTGTGGTCCGACTTCTATGAGTTGTTCTTGTCCACCCTCCCGGAAGATGAGCGTTCGCGTTGGACACACAAACGAGTCTCGG